AATTAGCAATAGGCTGTAGATTCCATTCATTTTCAACAGTATAGTCATAACCCATTAAGTAATTGTTGGCTGCAACTAACCCTCCCCAAGTTTTATAATTAACTTTATTGGCATACAAATGTTGCATCGTAGTCCTTTCAGTACTATTTGTAGTATAACTCACTGAAGTATCAGTAATATTATGTATACCCTCAATTACAGGAGTAGATATTTCATTTACATCCGCATTTTCTATTACGGCAATCTTATAGAAATTGAATTTAGTATCTATATCTTTTACTTCTATTCTTATTCCTTGTGTTGTTTTATTTGCAAGCATAGTTTGATCCATAATGTTATTATGAGTATCAAATATACTTATAGGATAAGTTAAAGAATAGTAAGGAGATAATTCGTTTCCTAATTGATCACAGTATGCAATAAGAAATTCGTATATTCCTCTTCTTAGATTTCCCCCATTTTGTATCACTTTCGGCTCTAAGCATGGTGCTTTATATAAAGGAAATACTCTAAGTTTATCACAATCTACGCAGGTGTTTTCTCTGTCGTCCGTAGCGTTACAAGATTTTTTCGCCCCCACTTTAAAATAATCAGCATGAGCACCTCCGTCTTCAGTTAAAACAATATATCTTGGTGGGTTTAAATTATCTGTAAAAGTAATGGTTTCGCCACATGCTTCTTTTTTAATTACTACTCCACGCATTGGGAAATTAGGATTAAAATTCAAGCACCCACTACAACTGTCCTCAATAATAGTTTTGTATACACAGGCAGGATTCTGCTCCATATATTCTAACCTCTCAGCTAATACTGATTCTGGATTACATTCATCACAATCAGTAATATCGTCCACCTGATTAAATCCTCCAAAACTGTGATTTATATAACCTATCTCTGACGCCCTATATGTCTTACCATTAGGCTTTAGAGTAGGCTCTTTTTCAGTTAGGAATAAAATAACTCTTTCCCTAACACTATCATATTTAGTTCCTATAACAACATATCCTGGTTTAAATCTGGTACATAGAAAGTTAGAAGGCTCGTTTGTTAATCCTACAGAGCCGTCTTCAGTCTCTAAGTGAGCATTTCGAGCATATGTATATGTCTTATCGTCAATAAGATGCTCAAAATTATCACGCTGCATACCATTTACACCTAAAGATACTTGTATATTATCTTTACCTGACTTTGCCATTATAATCCAAAGTTATATATTTTAAATTTATTGTTTATGGCTTTAATGTAATTATTTACCGCCATATTAATTCCTCTCATTTTAAGTTCTCCCTTTGCAGCATTAAAAGCAGATACTTCTTCTCCCCTGAACATTTGATACAGTGTTGCCTCTCCCTGCGTCGCATCGCCCGAAGACATAATATCTTCTACAATTCTACGCTTAACCATATACTCTAAGAATGTTTCTAACCATCCTGTATGAGTTTCTGGAATTAGAATATATCCATCATCATCTTGTTCAAAGCCGTTATATATTAAATACACAGTTCCGTTAGTAAAGTTAGTGTAAATCATTCTCTTATTTATGGATATTTCATAAGGAGAATTTTTTACCCTAAGATTCTTACAATCAGATGGGCACACATCTTGTTTACTATAAGATACTAATTTTAACCATGTAGGATTGTTATAATAAACTGTAACAGGATCGCCACCCGTATGTAAGTATACTTTCTCCTCAATGCAACTATCCTTTAAAACATCGCAAGGGTCACAACTATCATATTCTACATCTCTTTGATGTATTACTTTATAGAAGTGCATATCTATAAGTTTATCCTCTTGTTCTGGACAGGCTTGGTAAGTATATGGAGAACATTTTATTGCCGCCCTGAGACTCTTAAATCCATGTGGCAGTTCCGCCTTTCCATTTTTAATTTCTATAACTTTTTCTATCTGAGTAGTAGGAAGATTTCCGAATCTTTTTAATCCCTCTTCCACCCAATCCAAAACATCAATATCATTTATAAGTCCTGCACTATCATATTGTTTAAGAGAAGACTTTATCTTTGCTAAAAATTCTTTAAATTCCATTTTCTTCTTTCAACTCTTTAATTAAATTTTTAAAATACTTCTGTTGATCCCTTCTATACTGCTCTTTATTAAATTTAACATTATAAGAGCCTTTTGTTTTTTCAAGTATATAATGGTTTCTAGATACACCATTGATCATATTAAGGTATCTATGTCCTGTCCTCACTCTCTTTCTTACGCCTTTGAATATCTGCTTACTTAAGGCGAAATCAAAGCACCAATTTTTTATTTTACTTCCATATGTAGGAACAAATGTACCTTGATATTCTCGAAGTCCTCTGTAGGTAAATGTTCTATGAAAAGGTACCATAAATACAAAGAAGTACCCCATACCTTCCATATGTACTCCAGATGGGTGATTGATCATATGGTCTCTTATTTTTCTAAATATTCTAGATACTATAGTGTATACCTTATGTTTTTTACTAATATAATCTTCGAATTTTTCAGGAGTTTTGGTAATATTTGTATTACCTGTTCTTTTGGTATATACTCTTCTGTAAAATACAGGAAAATTGTCTCTAAAATAAGTACTGCTTATCCTATTTTTAAATTTCCTATCTCTACTATTAAAATGATTGAATGTTGTCTTTATAACTCTATTGCTCATTATTGTGTTGTTTGTGATTTAACATTAGAATCCATATTTGGATTTTCGTCTTTTGGTATTTGCAGCCTCATGGCTATCTCCTTGATAGTTTCTTGTATTACTACTTCTCTTATTTTATCCGAAACAAATACCTCTTTATCCCAATAACTTTCGCATGCTTTGCAGGTAGGACAGTTCGAGGCGTCGTCTGCCTTCTCATCTAAAGTATAGATTAAAACATTGATAGCCTTAATATTAGAGTCTGGTAAGTATATGTAATTATCTGGATATACTACTGCGAAAGTACCTTTAAATTTCTCAAAGTTAGACCTATTTTTCAAATTAAGATATTCTTGCTGCGTAATAACCTTAAACTGCTTTAGGTTATCAATAGTAGTCACCATAAATATACTAGGTCCATATCTAGACCACAATAATTTAGGAAGTGGTTTTTCTGACTTCATAAGACTATCACATCTTATAAACTCTACCTTACCACATTTTACTACATCATCCTCTACCATAGTAACACAATTAATCCATTTAAATAAACTTGACTCTCTAAATAGAGATTTGTCATTTAATTTCTGAGCCATAAGATATTCTGCCTTAGATTTAAATACGGATAGAATATATCTTCTTGGAATAAAGGTGTCTTTTGTCTGAGAATTTAATGTATTTTGTATTCTTGATATAATTTCTCGATTAGTCATCTTTACTATAATTAAAGCACAAACTTATTTAAAAATTATCATTCAACCAAACTTGTTAATGAGACTATTAAAACAAAAACCCGCAAGGATAATATTCCTTACGGGCAAAAAATAAAATGACAAAAAATTACTAAATATGTCTAAAATTGTAATTCGTCTTCCTTAGGATCAGTCTCATAATAAGATTGTTCCTTTACAGTATCCTCTATTTCAGGATTTATTATACTGCAATAATGTCTTGGTATTGTTCCATCATCTAATCTCATTTTTATATAGTGATAATATATTCTATTAAAAGCATTTAGATTTACCATCTTTGCCTTTCCCGATTGCTCCTCAGGTACAAAATGATCAAATAAGTGTGGATTAGCATTCCTACTTACCGCCGCATATTTTCCTTCCATCCCCACTGCCCTAGGCAATACTTGAGCCATAATAATGTCACTAAACTGCATCAAAATATCTGACCCATAAATATCAGAAGAACTTGGAAGATAGTTAGCCCTATTGCCATCTTTAGCAGTCCATCTCTTTTCTATCTCCCTATTCATCTGCCCCAACAAAATAAAACTTACCTGTAAGGGAAACTCTAATTTTAATTGATTTATAAGCTCCATAGTCTCTGGAATTGGAGATGGTGCATTAGTGCTTTTAATAATTCCAATATGGTCTATAAATACTACTATATTCTTTGTGTTTTTATTTGCCTGTATAAACTGCTTTGTAACTGCATATATTTCCTGTGGAGTAAGTAAATCCTGTATCATATGATACCTATCATCATCATACTCATTATATATTTTCCTGTATATGGGCTTTTCATCCTCAGACATAGGATAACTTGTAATATCTGAAAATGGCTTTTTAAGTGCCTTTTTAAGTTCTAATAATACTAATTGAAACAATGGCATCTCAAAGTTAAAATGAAGTACTTTAATGTCCTTTTCAGGGTCAGAAAGTAAAGCATTTTTAATAAGCCCCAAGGTATATGATTTTCCGTTACCAGATCTAGCCACAATAGAAGTAACTGTTCCTGGAAGAATTCCTCCCAAAGACACTTTATTCAAATGATCAATACCAGAGTCTATGGGAGCAATCGTTCCTTGTTGAAGATCAGAGAGGAACTTAAAAGCATTTTTAAGTCTATTACTATCTTTTTGTAATAGTCGTTGTAATTTATTATCCTCCATGTTTTTCTAATCTTCGACATAAAAAATTTGAGTATTTGAAATGATTTCTGAGCCATCTATTAGAGCTAAACTCTGTCCTTCTCTAAATCCTACTTTGGAGTTAGGAGTAATTTCGTCATCGCCTGTAGATATTACTTTTGCCTTAGATAGTTTTTGACCCAACATTTTCTCAGGCTTAGTTACTCTGACTTTTCCTTTTTTAGGATTACTATTAATTAGTACTATATTTAATTCGGTACAAAATCCTGTATCAGAAGTAATAAACATTATATCGTTAGCATACAAAGAAATTACATCTCCCTTTTTTACTTCTACAACTGAATTTCCTACCTCTAATACTTCTACTTTCTTAAGTCCTAGTCCTTCTGTAGGCATAAACTTTAACATTCCTTCTTTATTTTCATCAGGTAGTATTTTAAAATATATCTTATTATTTACTGGCTTCATAATTATTAGTTATTTATTACTGACTCTATCAATGCAAATGTTATTGATGCATGGACAGCGTTATTTAAACTTACTCTTAATACCTTAGCTGAATCAAATATTTTCGCTTTCATCATATCCTCTACTTTACCTGAATGTCCATTATAAGAATATGGAAGTTTCTTATGATGTATATCATAAAGTATAGTAGTGTCTTTACCGCATTTTTAAGTA